TTACCTCCATCTTTTATATAAAAAGCAGAAGTGCCATCATCTTGGAAATCTATTACTGGTTGCGATCCTGTCTGATTTACAATCAGTGCAGGGCCAGTTCCATCATTAGTAATTGAAAGCTGTTCTGTTGTACTTACATCAGTGTCTACAATCGTAAATGATCCTGTAGTAGAGATGTCTCCTTGCACTGTAAGGTCACCTACGACAAGGGTGTTTCCACTTGTATCAACAGCAAATTTTTGTACACCTGCAATCTCAACTTTTAAATGAGATGATTGAAGTCTTAATGGTCTATATCCCCCACCTGACCCTCTATCATAAGAAAGAATCCTGCTTTCATTTGAATGAATTGAACTAGAAAATTCTAATCCTGTTGTATCTGTAGACGATGCAACAATGTGTAATTGTTGGTTTGTGTGGGGTGTTGTGTTTATACCTACTCTACCGTCAGAAGTAATACGCATCAACTCAGTACTACTATTTACAAAAGTTATCGGAGTAGATGAGCTACTAGCTCTTATCTGAGCTTTGTTTCCAGTGAAGTATAATTCTCTATTATCACCTTCTATCCTTACGTTTCCAGCAACTGTAAGTTTTTCTGATGGTGAGCTTTGACCTATACCAACATTACCATCTTCATCAATAGTCATTGATTGAGTTATAACTCCATCACTAGTTGTGTTTTGTTTATTCCAAAATTGAAGTTCACTCTGTGCATTTGGGCCAACTCTTTTACATAATATAGAAGCACCAACATCAACAGTGAGGGCAGAAACCAAGAACCCCATACCAACACCTTCAGTGGTATCGTTTGCAGGATTTCTTAAAAGCAAGTGATGGTTTTCTGGCTCATCGACATCAGCTAATGCGTTAGCACTGCTTTCAACTGTTAATTTAGATACGGGGCTTGTAGTGCCTATACCAACGTTACCTGCATTGATATAACTGTCTGCTCCACTACTATTGAGGGCAACTCTAGTTACACCCGATGAATTATTAATTGTTAACTGCCCATGATCACTTGATGACCCTAAATTTATAATCTGTATGCCAGTACTGCCAAGTCTTGAAATTGTTCCTTTGACTGAAAGCAAATGAGGAACCGTAGTCGTGCCAATTCCCACATTACCATTTTGCTCAATCCGCATCCTTTCATTTTGAACTGTCTGAAATCTAATTCTTCCAGTTCCACCAGTGCTATAGGTTGAGTTGATGTAAGCACCGTCTGCATCAGCCCCTGCTAAAAATCTATTATTACGTCCGACGGTATCGTCATATAGAGTTAAAGTCGCACCTGCACCTGTGCTTGTCCTAATGTTTCCATTAACTTCTAACTTTGCTACGGGGCTTGTAGTGCCAATTCCCACACTACCACTTGAATTGACTCTAATTCTTTCATTTCCATTACTAAAAATCTGAAGATCGTTGCCACTAGCACCTAAACGAACCGAAGTGTCATTGGTTGTAGAGTCATCAGAGAAAGACAAATAAGCTCCAGCATCTGTACTCTCAAAGCTTGCAAGAACATTTGTTCCTCCTCCATTAATATGTAGATGTCTTGAAGGGCTGGTTGTACCTATTCCTAATTTACCTCCAGAGGTTAGCCTTGCCTTTTCTGCTGCTCCTGCAAACAATGTTAAGTTATCACCAGAAGAACCAGCACCTACATAATTATTACCCGAAGTGCCAGAGTCGTTGAAAGATACTCTCGATTGATTTGAGGTACTTTCAAACATTGCAGTGATTATCTCACCTGAATTGACGGAAAGTTTTCTTGCAGGACTACCAGTCCCAATACCTACTTTTCCATCTGTGGCTATCTTTAATCTCTGTGACCCACCTACATAAAAATCTAAATTAACTGACCCATCTGCTGCTAGTGAAATGTTAGCAGAATCCTGATAAACCCTAAAAAATCTTGTACCATCACCAGTTTTAAAACTACTTGTGCCAGACGCACTTTGAACTGTTAATGTATTTGTTGGGGCAGTAGTGCCAATGCCTACCTTACCATCAGAAAGAATACGCATCCTTTCTTGAGTTCCATTGGTATTGAATTGCAAGAAAGTAGACGCTTGTAATCTAAACCCACCTCCTATAGCTGCTGCGTAATGGTTACCTACTCCAAGAAAAGCCTCACCCCAACCAGAGGACTGCATATAAGCAGTACCGCCTGCATTTCCTGAACCATCATCAGCTTGTTTAACTTGAACTTTTGTTACTACCCCAGACCCACCTGCACCATACACATGAAGATTTGAAGTAGGGTTTGTAGTTCCTATACCAACATTGCCGTCATTATCAATGACAGTAGTTGAGTAAGTATTGGCTGCGTTTTTAGTAATGAAACGCATTGTAGTACCTGCACCATTTCCTACGTTTGCTACAAAATCAGCATAACGCATGTACTCATTTGAGCTACCCCCTACTGCATAGTAGTGGTTTAATATTAAACCTGCTGGGCTTCCCCCATGTGTGTAAGTCCTTACCGCTGGACTTACACCTTCAGTGTCGGCAACAAGGAATTGATCTCCAGAGTTGTCATTATCTTTAACAACTGAAAGCCACGCATCTGGGCTACTTGTTTGACCTATCCCTACCTTACCTCCTCCAGAGGCTAGAAAAACATTATTGTTCGATAAGTGGTTTATATAAATTGGGCCATAAGCATTTGAACTTGAGTTCTTGCCCTCAACGTGTCGGACACTCATGTATCCATTACTAGATCCACCCACACTAAGTATATTAGTGCTTGATGAAGAGTTTCTACTCAACACTGTAACAAGACCACCTGCATCTATACTTAATGCTGTTACTCCTGTAGTTCTAAACTTGATACCACTCGCTGTACCTGTACCAGCAGCCTCAGTTCCTATCTCCAAGAAGCTAGAAGCATGCTTGAAGAAAGATCTCTCGTAGTTAGAGGAGTCGGTATAAGTTTCATATAAATTTATATGCCTACTGTTTGTGCCGTTGCGTATTTCAAAATTACCAGAAGCAACTATCTCTTTAGATGTTATCCCCCTTAGTCTTAGTAACTCTGCAATCCCATTACTAGAAGTAACTTGCAGAATTATGTCTTTTCCAGACCCAGTGTTCCTGATGATGAGATCTTTAGAAGCGTCCTGAGAGGATATGTAATTAAAATTTCCTGCTGTATGTAGATTTAAACTACTACCACAAAAATGACCTGATGTGCTAGTAATAGAACCAGCAGTCACTGCATTTCCTGCATAACTTATAGTCATACAATCAATAGCATCCGCTGTGTTTCTGAACTTAAACCCGTATCCTGATCCACCTGTTGTAGCTAACCATTCTTGGAAAGTTCTGACTTGATAGCCATTAGCAACATAAACATTACCACTTACTGACCATATACCTGCTTCGTTTGCTTTGAACTTTGTATTTCCATCAATGGATAGGTTGACTTGATCTTTCTGAGGTGAAGATGTGTAATCAGATCTATAAAAACCTGTGTCATTTCCACCAGTAAATGATATAGCAGGATCTCCTCCAGTCCCATCAGGGATTCTTAATCCTTTGGTAAATACATTTTTAACAATACCCCCATCTAATCGGAAATATTCTGTATATCCTCCAGAACCATCGTCATTTTGAAATACTATATTTTGATCATCAGCAAGATTCCTAATGACTAAATTACCTACTCCTGCGTTCGATATATAAGAAACATTATTATGATGGAACAACTGTAAGTCAGTCGAGTTACCAAATGTAAGTCGGCTAGAGTCTGGGAAAACTGTGTAAGGAACTGTACCTAATGAACCATCCAAACGGAAGTATTCAGCCACTCCGCCAGACCCATCATCAGATTTAAATATAATGTCTTTATCATTTGCCGTGTTCTCAATGTAAAGATCACCGACAGTGTTTTTTACAAAACCATTTGTACTATTATGAGTAAGCCAAATGCCTGAACCAACATATAAAGAAATATTATCTGGAATATTTACAGAACTAGCCGACCCGTCGAGTCTGAGCAACTCGTTAAGAGTTCCATCAGACGCTCTAAAAATTAAATCCTTATTAGCTGCATCATTTGAAATATAAAAATCCCCTGAGAAGTTTTTATGATGAGTGTTATTTGGGCCATGCTTAATAGAAAAATCATTTGCCCCACCAAAAAACAATTCAACATTATCAGGAATGTTGACGGAAGTAGCCGAAGCATCTAGACGAAGAAGCTCTGTTGTTGAAGCACCTGCTAAAAATATTATATCATCAGCATCTCTTGATGTTTGTATCTTCAGGTTATTGAACCTTGGTGCTATTGTGCTGTCTCCGCCATCCCCACCAACTTGTATAACTCCACTGTTAGTGTTTCCTAACTCAAGGTATCCAGTGCCGTTAGCTTTTAATGCTGCGTTATTGGATACAAAAAGATTAGAAGCTGTTAGATCTCCATGAATTGTTGATCCAGATGCCGAAGTACTCAGCTTAAGTATGTTGTTATAGTAGAGAGAAACAGCTCCGCCATTGATAAATGATGCATACTGAGCAGTATCAAGATGATTACGAAAAATTAAATTTGTGGCATGTAACTCAAGATTTCCAGTACCAACATCCTTGATTATACTATCCGATCCATCGTGTAGGAGCTGTAGATCATTGCCATCTCCTAGCTTTATAATGCCATTATCAGCAAGTTTAATATTGCCAGTAGTTTCAATTGACTCTGATGGCTCAATAGTTCCAACGCCAACTTTATCTAAAGTAGCTATCTGTTCTTTAAAAAATCTACCTTGTGCCATTTTATATCAATCGTCTTAGTTTAATACTGAAGGTGTGTGCCTGCGTTCCAGTATATGTACCTGCTATTTGTAGTTTAACATTATTGGATGTCGAACTCGATATAGTTCTTAAAAATAAAGTCTTATCATTATCTCCTCCACCTGCTCTATGTAGATCTATTTCACTACTAAACCCGTCATCGCTAGTGGTTCCTCCGTAAAATGCCATGATGCCAGAATAATATACTTCTGAAGAACCTCCTGAAGCTGCGTCATTAGCATGTATTTGGACTGCGTAAGTCCCTAATGGTGTATTCGAACCATCAATTCCAGTGTCTTGGAAGCTCGTAGATATTGTCACTGAAACAGATACCGTCCTTAACTGATCGACAGCACTTCCAGATGTCATGTTCAATCCACCATGCTTGACCTGCCCATTGACATCTAGCTTTACACCCTGAGAGCTTTGTGGAGACGATGTATTAACTCCTACAGATCCATTTGAAGCTACTATAAACCTATCAGTAGCAGACAAACTTTCATCTTTGAATCTTACTGTGTCTGCCCCTACCCATATATCTCCAGTGCCGTTTTCCAGTACCGCTCTTGAGTTGTTATGGTAAATATCAAAATCATTGTCGCTACCAAATCTAGCCTTAACATCATCATTAAATGTAACGTTTCCAGTGAGAGTTCCACCAGCTAGAGGGAGCTTAGTCGCTATTGAATTAGTGATGGTGGTGGAGAAATTGGCATCGTCCCCCAGAGCGGCCGCCAGTTCATTTAGAGTGTTTAGAGCGTCTGGGCTGGAATCCACCAAATTGCTAACTGCTGTGGTTACGTATTCAGTAGTTGCTATCTGTGTTGAATTTGTAGACGATGAAGCTGTGGGTGCTGTAGGAGTCCCTGTAAATGTAGGACTCGTAAACATGGTGGCCTTAGATTGATTGGTTACATTTCCAAGACCTACCTGTGCTGCTGTTACAGAATGCGGATTAGTTGTATCGCTTGTATGGGTTGCTAAGTTTGTGCTAGAGCTGATTCCTAATTCAGTTAATGTTTTGTTTTCCCACTTTGATGTACTGCTATTGTATTGAAGAAGCTCCCCGTTTCCTAATGAGCTTAGACCAATATCACCCATTTCAGCCAGAGTGTCCTCTGTGTCTACAACCGCCTGCACAAACGCTGTTGTGGCGATTTTAGTGCTGTTATCAGAGGTTGATGGGGTTGGTGCTGTAGGGGTTCCTCCAAAAGCAGGATTGGCTAGCGTTGCTATACCTAATTCCGCGAAAGTTTTATTATGCCACTTTGACCCTGATCCATAAGCCAATAAAGAATCTGATGCTGGAACTCCAGAGATAACAACATCATTCATCTCTGATAATTCATTTTCAGCGGTTACTGCACTCTGAACAAACTGTGTTGTAGCTATTTTTGTAGAATTATCCCCTGAAGACTGCGTTGGGGCGGTCGGATTCCCAGTCAATGCAGGACTTGCAAGAATCGTTGACTTGGATTCGTTAGTTACATTACCCAAACCAACATCACTGGCTGTTATGTTACCTATGGCTGTGGTTACAAATGCCGTTGTCGCTAATCTAGTTGTGTTGTTACCTGCCGATGGTGTTGGGGCTACTGGTGTCCCTGTGAATGTAGAGTTGGCGAACATTGTCGCCTTTGACTCGTTAGTTACGTTTCCTAACCCAACTTGTGTCGCTGTTACTGAGTGCGGATTGCTCGTACTTGCGGTATGCGACGACAGAGACGATGTAGTTGCTATCCCAACTTCTGATAGAGTTCTATTTTCAAATCTACTATCAGAATTATCATAAACTAATATTTCACCATCAGATATCGATGACAACTGTACATCTGTTGCGTTAGAAATTGATACAGATGAAGAGGTTATGTATGACTGTGCTTTTACAAAAGCTGTACTTGCTGCTTTTGTAGAATTATCTGAACTTGCAGGTGTAGGTATGGTTACAGTCCCTGTAAATGTAGGACTGCTAAACATAGTTGCTTTAGACTCATTGTCTACGTTGCCTAGTCCAACTTGAGATTTAGTTACAGAATGAGGGTTACTAGTCGAACTTGTATGTGAAGTTAACGAGGAGCTTGAAGCAATGCCTGCTTCAGATAATGTTCTGTTTATCCACTTGGAGGTGCTTGAGTCGTATTGTAAAACCTCATCATTTGATATTGATGTTATTTGTGTGTTACTTAAATCGCCTACACTAAAGCTTACATTTCCTACTGCTGTTGTAACGAACTGTGTTGTTGCTAACTGAGTAGTATTAGTCCCTGATGATGCCGTTGGAGCTGTAGGTGTGCCAGTTAAAGAAGGGCTTGCAAGAGGAGCCTTCAAAGCTAGCGAATTGGTTACACTGCTAGAAAACGAGGAATCATCACCCAACGCAGCTGCCAGTTCATTTAGCGTATCTAAAGCAGCTGGAGCTGAATCCAGTACATTAGCTATAGCAGTTGTTACATATTCAGTAGTTGCTATTCTTGTGGAGTTATTGCTAGCTCCTTGAGTTGGTGCTACAGGATTTCCAGTAAAAACTGGATCTGCAAACATGTTAGCCTTTGATTCATTTGTGACGTTACCAAGCCCCACCTGAGATGCTGTCACCCCATGAGGGTTGCTTGTGCTTGACGTATGGGAAGCAAGACTTGATGAAGTCGCTAATCCTGCTTGAGTAGCTGTTTGGTTAATCCACTTACTAGACGTAGAATCATAAGCTAGCAATGCATTGTCTGCTGGAACCCCAGTGATTGTTACGTCATTTAGCTCTACTAGCTGATTCTCTTGATTGATCGCTGAAGTTACAAACTGAGTAGTTGCTATTTTGGTGCTATTGTCTCCTGCACTCTGTGTAGGAGCCGTCGGGCTACCTGTAAGGGCAGGGCTAGTAAGCATCGTCGCTTTAGATTCGTTCGTAACATTCCCAAGCCCAACTTGCGAAGCTGTGACATTATGAGGATTGCTAGAGCTGCCAGTGTGAGAAGAAAGAGATGCAGTAGTTGCAATACCTGCTTCTGAAAACGTTCTATTAATCCATCTTGATGTTGTTGTGTCATATTGAATGATCTCATCATCGGAAAGAGAACTAATTGATACATCATTCAACTCAGACAGCTCATTCTCTGTTCCGATAGCAGAATCCACATAAGCGGTAGTTGCTAGCTTGGTACTATTATCTCCTGCGCTTTGAGTAACAGCTGTTGGATTCCCTGTAAATACAGGGCTTGTGAACATGGTTGATTTAGATTCGTTAGTAACGTTGCCTAAACCTACCTGAGTAGCTGTTACGCTATGAGGATTTGATGTGCTACTTGTATGAGTTGTTAAGCTAGATGAAGTTGCTAATCCTAGCTCTGATGTCGTTTTGTTAAGCCATTTGCTTGAAGAGCTATCATATTGAAGCAATTCTCCGTTTCCAAGAGATGTGATATTCACATCATCCATTTCACCAATGCTATTCTCTAAATTGATAGCAGAAGTTACGAATGCAGTAGTGGCTATCTTTGTTGAGCTGTCACCTGCTGATTGAGTTGGAGCGGTGGGGTTTCCCGTTAAAGCAGGGCTAGCTAATGTAGCCTTCGCATCTAGTGCAGTTTGAGTGGCTGTTGAAATTGGTTTATTAGCATCACTTGTATTGTCAACGTTTCCCAAACCAACCTGTGATTTAGTAACACTATGCGGATTGCTAACATTTACAGTGTGAGCTGTTAAGTTAGTAGATGTGGCAAATCCCAACTCATTTATAGTTCTGTTTATGAACTTTCCGCTAGTTGAGTCGTACTGAAGTAGCTCATTATCAGCTATTGATGTTAAATTTACATCATTAAGCTCTGCAATTGTGTTCTCGCTCTCTACAGCCGACTGAACAAATGCTGTGGTTGCAAGCTTTGTGCTGTTATCTCCAAAACTCTGAGTAGGCGCAGTTGGATTGCCTGTTAGGTTTGGGCTGTTTTTAGGAGCGTATGAAGTTTCAACGGTGACTTTTGAAACCTTTGATTCTACTGAAACTAAATTGGGAGTTACAGCTGGAGTTACAGTGACAGAATCACCGCTAACAACAGTTATTACTTTGTTCTGTTGTGGTGTGTTGACAGTAACTTTCTTGACTGTCTGTTGAACCGTTGCTGTGACATTCGACATTATGTAACTTCGTGCTTAATATCAAACTCAAGCCTCACTGACTCTACGCATTCGTTTGAGGAGTTAAATATTTTCAAGTCACCTCCTACTGTTACGTCTGTATTTGGAAGAGCGGTGGCTTGAGCTGTGTTCCACAACAGTTTTACATTGGGCTTTGTGTTAGCATCTACATAATGAAACGTTATCCTTCCAGATGCCGAAGTTAATGAATCTACTTGATCACCTGAGAATGATCGATCTATTTTCCCTGCGCTTTTCCTAAGAACCATTGAGGCTGTAAATCCACTAGTAAAATCCTGAACATTGTCATTATCATCAGGAACTGTTACCTCTACTGTTTGTTTTTGCCCTCTTTTTAATATAGTGTTGTTTGCCATTGCGGAATTTCCCAGTTTATTAGTAATTTCCGCTCTCGACCCCTTTTCGTCAACTTTTCCTTTTTAACACTTAGCTGGATTTGCTCCATGAGAAGTAGCTGATTGATTTCTACCCTGTGGAACATTGTCCATTTGTATGTGCAGTCCTTTTATATTAACATAAGTATCAGTTGGGTTATTACCAGCAGCAGATGGGAATGTTTTAAGCTCATTCCCAGTGCCATGCCCCCCATCAGATTGTCCTCCTATATAATGGACGCATCCTGACGCAGTGAATGAATATATATCAGCCCCTCCATGAAATGGCATGCCGCTAGCTGTCGGGTTACTGCCATTTCCATCCTGCATTTCAAATAACACGTAAACAACATACGAGCAATCTTTGTATAAATTAGCACACCTTAGTGCATACTGTCCTCGATACCCATTGGAGCTGTCACTAGAGTCACCTTGACTCCAGTATCCGTTAGTACCATTTTGCCCAAATAAAGCATCAGTAGCTGCGTTGCTACCATTGTAATTAGGGTGACTGTCAGGAGTTCCTTCAGCATTATGATTAGATTGCCCAGTAGCCTCATGATACACTCTCGCCAAGCTCCCTCCTTGATGGTACTCCCAAAGAAAAACCTTGGGGCAACCACAAGAGTGCATGTATTCGTATTGCTCTGTGCATCCAGCATATATTGGAAAGAAAGATCCAGATGTGTCAACTGAAGTGATCCCTCCTGATGGAGTCATGTATGGTAACTTGTCACAACAATGTATCATGTTTTGAATCACCTTATCTGGTGCAAATGCCTGTCCCTCCGTTGAACTGCTGTCAGTCTTTGAGAAAAAAGGAGGATCTCCTCTAAATTTCCACCCTCCCCCATCATCCGCTCCATAGTGCTTGGTATTAACGCCAGTACCTTGCTCAATGCGGTTGGCTTTATATATATAATCTTTTGATGTATATGACATTATACCCCCCAAAAATAATGAGTGGTTCCGCAACTTTTGTGCTGAAGGCTATGAGTTACAGTCTGGAATATTTGAGTTATGGCTCCATCTTCTACTTTCACTTTGCCTATTTCTATATAGCCATTGGTTGCTGTGCTTGTTGTTAAAGTGCTAACCTGCTCTATTTCTGCATCCTCTGTGCCGTTTCCGCAATTATCAACAGGTGTGTACTTTAACTGTATAACGTGTTCTCCGTCACTGTTTGATACAGTCAATGAAGGTTCGTTTCCTGCACCTGTTCCGCTATCAGTTATCGATGCTGGATGGCTTATTTCAGTGCTTCCAATCTTTGGGACAAAATTGTTAATAGTCCCATAAAATACAGAAACCCCTAGTGGGTCTGCTTCAGCGTCTTTTTGATAAATCTTAAAAGGAAAATATTTTGTAGGAGTCAACGCTGACGGTAGTGCTTCAAATATTATTGAATTAGCATCCTCTATGACCTTTATGCCTTTTCCTGCTACAATTTTCTTCTGTATTGGAGCTTCTTCAATAGCTTGAGCTAATTCATTAAATGCCTGTGCAAGTAGAGGCTCTCTTTGGGATTGGAGTCTAGGCAGTTTTCTGTTAGGTATTTTGTAGGATTGTATTCCTTGCATGTCATCTTCCGTATATAAGTTTATCCCATCCCCTTCTTCCTGATAGCTTCCAAACTTTTTTTACTATACCTCCATCTCCAACCTCTTCAAAGCTACCAGAGACTAACAACCAATCTCTTTTCCATCCACCATCGCCATCTGGTGTCGGAGCAGGAGGTATTCCCGTTCCTGTGTAAAATCCAGAGTCTATGTACCCAATGTTTGTTATCTCAGAGGCCAATTGAGACTTAGCTGCTTTTGCAAAAACTTTGCTTTGTTCGTAAGTGATAGTTGGATCTAGATAAGAGTCTATGCCTGCTTTCTCGTTCGCTACCCCTGATTCGAGTTGAGACGGAAAACCCTTAAATGTTCCATTGTCATTAAAAGCAGGTTCAAACTTTCCAGACCATGTTGTAAAAGTAGGATGTGTATCTATTGGCTCATTAGCCATTGATGCCTTTATTGTCGTAGTAACTTGACCATCTGAATCTGGATCTATCCCATCAAAGTTAAGGGTTATTTGAGCCATTCCGCCTGCAAGAAAAGTTACTGTCCCATCAAGCCTTTTGAGAAAAGAATATCTAGGATGGCTTTTCATGGAAAGCGCCTTTTTTACAGCTGTAGTGTCACCACATTCTGCAACAATTGAAGCTGTGACTACTCCTGTTTCATCAAAATTTGTTGTTCTTGATGTTATGTAAAACTCTTTGTTGTTAAGAATAGCCATTATGCATCTCCGTATATATCCTTATCCCAGCCTCTTCTCCCAGAAAGCCTCCACTCCTTTGTAATAGTTCCAATAGTCTTTTTTCTTCTATCGCCTTTAGCTGGGCTTGTGAATGTTGCGGAAAATCCAGTGTATAGCCAGTTTCTACCTTTTGGAGTTGGCGCGTCTCCTTCTGGTTCCATTCTTTTTCCTAGTCCATTTATGCTTGGTGTTTGGTCTGACTTAAAGCTCATTGTCCATGTTGCTGAAGCGTTAAGATAAGATGTAACGCCTGCCATCCTGTTTTGATCACCAAATTGTGCTGGCAACCCTCTAGAATTTAATGCACCTATCGGGCCGTCATTTTTCTTTGAATACTTTACAGGGAACCCTTTGAAAACTCCTTCTTCAAAAAGAGCTTGGTGTATTGGTGCGCCTTGCGCTCCTCCTATTTTTGTTTTGAAATCAGGATGAGTGTCTATTGGTTCCGATGTGGTTGTAATGTCTAAATTGAATATCTCTTCATCTGAAGTTTGCTCATATTCAACACTTCCTGAAGCCACACCATCTTGATATGTAGTGGACGCTGATTTGAAATTCCCGTGTTGGACTCCTCCCTTGAAAAAACCATTACCACCATTTGTGTTTGCGTCAACAAAGTTAACTGTTGACCCTATAGGCTCTTTGGTTTTGTAATTACCTATTTTAACTGAGCTTCCAACAGTTTCATATAACCCTGTTTGTCCTTTGATAATTGCCATTATTTACGATCTAGTTAGTCCAAATGTTGGGGAGTCTCCATTTCCTCTAAGCGCTTCCAGTATCCCCTGTTGCATCTGATTCATAGCGTTCATTTGTTCTAATTGCTTCTCCGCAGCTATAGCAGCTCTCTCTCTTAATGCGTTAGCTTGAAGCTCTAAATCTCCTGCAACTCCTCCGCCACCTCCAATTTTGGCTAAGCTTGATACACCTCCTAGCCCTAGCCCTATCGTCTGCCTATCTTTGTTTGCTCTGTCTTGAGCAACTACCGCCATCGCCTCTTGCCTTCTTTTCTCCATCAAGAATTCATTGGCTGGCCCGTCCATTTCTCCTGTAGCCATGCCTTTCAAAGATTTCTCAAACTGCCTGACTATAGAATCTACAGCTTTTTCATCTTCCAAAGCATTAAGTGCTTTTGTTGCCTCCTTTGCTCTTCCCGTTTTTCTGCCAAACTTATCTTTTTCTTCTGAAAGAGATTTTAGTTTTAGAACTTCAAAATCCCTCTTATTGTCGTCCATCCCTCTCTTGGCCGCATCAGCTTGTTCGATTTGGGTTTTAAGTATCTTCTCTTGTTCTTTGCGATATTTTTCTGCTAGAGATAATTTTTGTGCTTCAAGAGTTTTTAAGTTTAATTGCTCTTTTTCCTTAACTGATGCCTCTTGTTCAGACAATTTACCCGTTGACCTATCTAGAGCTTCTCTAGTCCTTGTATTTCTCGTTATTTGCTCTTCGAGATCAAGAATTTCTACTTTTTTCTCAATTAATCCTGCAAGAGTGGTATCTTCTTTGTTTTCTGCCTCTATTTGTTCTGTCAACAAACGTACTCTTTCTCTAGCGAAATCAACCATCACCATGTGATCTTTTTTCTTCTGTCCGTAGAGTTCGTTAGTTATTTTCTCCAACGCGAGTTGTTGCGCTGTTGCCTGAATTAAATCTGCCCTAATATCATCTATATCTTCCAGCTCTTTCATTTGAGCTGTCAAAACTGATGTTACTGCCCCTTCTCCTCCTTTTTTAACTTGATCTGGAGTGTTTGATTCTTTAAGAGCTTTATCAATTTCCGCTGTAATTTTTTCATTTTCTTTTTTTGCATCCGCTTGCAGTTCCGCGTATGCATCTTTAATATCAGCGCCTCCATCAGAAACTTTTTTAATAAGCGCCTCAATCGCAAATCCTATTCCTACTAATACTGCTAAAACAACCGTGCTTGCCATCAATGTCCTTAGAGACAATGTTAACCCTTTAATTGCTATAGCCAACCCAATCGTGGCAGTTCTAGCAATACCGCATAACTTTATGAATCCTATAAAGAAAGGCTTGGATACCGCCCATGCAGCCATCATAACTTTGCCGAAAACTTTAGCTCCCCATATCCCCACAAAAACAGTAGCAGCTGCTATCATTGCGCCTATTGATGCAAGTATCACATTAAAAACTCCAGTCAAATCCCCCATTCCACCAACGGCTTTAGTTAACCCAGTAGCAAAGGCTTTTACTTGAGAAGACATGTTTTTTAAAGCGTCGGTTAAGCCTGCGTCTCCCAAAGCTTGCACTAATCCTGTAAATGCTGATTTTACCAATTTGAATGCAGAGAATAACGTTGTTTTCAACTCATCCGCTGCGTCCTGTGCCGCTCCTTGGTTGTTCTTTAATTCAGCATTTAGCTTTCTAAAATCCTTAATTCCCTCTACTAGAACTGTACCTGCGGCTGCTTGTCTTATTCCGAAAATCTTACTCGCCTCTCCTGCCACCCCGAATGAATTGCTCAGTCTGTCCAAAACTGTATCCATGCCATGTATAGCTGGGTTTACCTCCTCGGTTGTTAACCCTATTCTAGCTAAAGCATCCGCAGTTTCCTTTGTTGGACTCTGCAATCTCATTAGAACCATTCTTAAACCAGTACCTGCCATTGATCCTTGCAAACCTGCGTTGGATAGCGTTCCTACAGCTGCTGCGACATCTCTCAATGGAATACCAGCTCCTGATGCCACTGGGCCTACGTACTTAATGGCATCACCAAGTTGGGTCATATTGGTGTTACTGCTTGATATAGTAGTCGTTAAATCATCTACAACGTCAGTCATGTAATGAGCATTGATGCCAAATGCTTGCATTATATTTGTAGCGATATCAGAAGCTCTACCCAATCCTATCATTCCTATCTGAGCCAAATTCAATACAGCCTCTTGAGAATCAAGAATCTCCTGCACTTCCATTCCTGACATTGCAAGGAACCTCATACCTTGAGCCACTTCTGTTTGAGTAAACACAGTTGTTTTACCAAGCTTAGCAGCTGCTTTTGTTAAATCATCAAACTGACCTTGTGTAGCTCCAGAGGTCACCTTAACTCGCATCATTTCATGCTCGAACTGCGCTAGTATATCTGTTGTTGTTCCAAATAACCTTACAGCTCCATAAGCTGAAAAGAACCCTGCTGTAAGCCCAGTCAGGTTCCTTTTGATTGCCTTCATCGAGGTACCCAAACCTCTGATTCTTTTGCCAGTTTGATCAGATTGAGTGGCGGTTCTTTTAAGTTGACTGGAAAGCCTCTCAAGAGCTGCATTTATATCAGCTGTATTCCCTTTGATGTTTATCGCTATTGTTGCTTCCGCCATACTAAAAAGTAAGTCTTATAAGCAAAATATCAAGACGATAACAATTCGCTAGCTAGATCATCTGTTGTCTGATGCCCTGACCATTTGCACTCGTTCCCCTGCTTTATGTACCACATGTGTTCGAAAGCATACACGCATATAAGTGGCATTTTCGCGTAAACGTCAAAGGCAGGCATTTTAGTTTCTTCACTAACTACAGAAATAACTCTAACCGTAGGCAGTGGATGAGCTAGATCTCTTGGATCTCTTTTTTTTTGTCTCCTCCTTGAATATCCTCGTTTGGCAACGGCTCTGCCTTAGTGCTTGTGGCATCCTGCAAGATGGTCACAACTTTCTCAAGAAGAGTTGGAATTTGGCTAGGCTCAACTTCCATGCCCATTTCAAATGCCTTTTGTTTGAATTTTGCTTTTGGATTTTCTTCAAGGCATGATATTTCAGACAACTCCTTATGCTCTGCTGTATGGATATATATGAATAATAATACCTCTAATATAACGTTATCAATCTCGTCGATGTTAGCTCCCTGTATTAACTGACATCCTGCTTCCGCCATGAAACCAAGCGTCGCTAAAGTTACTGGTTTTACCTTTATTCCTAATAGGTCATCTGTAAACTCTTCACCAGTTAAGAACTTTTGAACAACTTGATCGCTGTCCAAAGTCTTCTGTATGTTTGGTTCTATCTCTTCAACTAATTCTTCACTCATATTTTTTTACACCTTGGATCATTAATCATTCTCTCATACCTCTTGTCGTCTTCAGTCACCCAAATAGTATGCTTGCCAACTTTAAAACCATGCATTGGCTTTGCTTTTTTTAAAGAATCATTGAAAACCCTAAAGTTTTTTACAGAAGCAATGGCGTAGCTTATTGGGTCATCAGGTTTTTCCTCTATCGTCTTCTTGAAGTTTTTATAAGCTTTGTAAACTTCGCGAGCTGATCTTTTGCCGTCTATTGATTCGTTTTCAAACAACCATGTGACTTGCAACTTCCCATCTTGAATGCGCACAGAGGCAGGGTCATCAGGATCAAAGAATTCAAAATCTAAAGCTGTAAGGATAGCAGCTAGTTCTGTGTCTTTTGTGGTGAACCAAGAGTCACCTCTTTCAATTAATTTCATTCGTTTTATGTCACCCTATTGGTGAGTTTATAGGGTTAGAATTTTAAGCCACTAACCTTGGCTTTGTTAATTAACTTAACGGAATACCGTAGCTTGTGGCTCTAACCGAGGTCTTAACATGCTCCTCATTAGCTTTATCAATGGTAACTTCATCAATAATGCATTCAGCAGCTGCTGGGTTTCCATGCTCAGTTGCTGCTTGGAGTGCATCTGCAAGCGCTGCTCCTACTATCAAGCTTGAAGGTATACCAAGAAAATCTACTGATATCTCTTCAGTTTTCCTGTAAAAAGCAACACTCTTAGTGTCTCCATTTTTGTCTTTCAGCTCTTTGATGTTTATACCATTAGTTTGCGAGTAAGACTGAGCAGGCGATGTTGCTCCACCTGCGGCTGAAGTTACCCCAAACGTTAACTGTTCTCCCTTGATTATTGCCATGACTAAAAAATTATGCGGTGTTTATTCCTCCGTAGAATACGCCAGAAATTGTTGTTTTTTGAAAATCTTCGTTAGACTCTTCTTTTGCAATACTATTCACATATATTTTGGAAGCATTGGCTGACTCTGAACTATTATCATCAGGGTCTAAACCAGCTATATCACTTGCAGTTGCTAGAACTGAAATTAGTGCTTTTGCTGTAGTGATACCATAACCTGTCGCTGTAAACTCTCCATGTGGATTGTAGAATCTAACGCAGGCATACTCTCCATTTTCTAGATAAGCTTCAGTTTTATCAATCCTAGTAGTAATACTCACAGACTCAGTGGTTGTTAAGCCAGCTGCTTCTGTGGTTCCTATTCCGAATGCTATTTGATCTTTAATTGCCATTGTTTTTTCTAACTACTGTAAATTTGCCATCATGGTATAGACCAGTCAACAAAAAGATTATTTTATGTCAAGCTTCTGAAGTTCCTATGTCTCTTAATGATATTGTATCTGTTCTTGTTCCTCTTTCGTAAGGGTGAGGAGCATATAAAATCTCCACCTCTATAATATGATGTGGTGCGCCACCATCTACTTTAGCTTCCGATACCGTGGTGGAAATTCCAGTTCTACAGGTGTTTTCTAGCTTTAAATCGATAGATCCGTCGTAATCAGTTTCTATCACATCTCTCATTCTATTTAGATAATAAACCGCTGAGTTTCTCCTGTCATCTGCGTTCCAATCTATCAGTGGATTTCTTTGACTAATATTAAGTCCAAAGGTTATTGTTCCATTTATTTCTACAATATCTTGGCTTCCTGCCTTAAATGGCTCTTCTTCTTCCTCCCAAGAGAGTATATTTATTAGAGGTAAGTCTCTCTTTGAATATTCTTCTTTCTCGTCATTGCCGAATACCAGTTTTACTCCTTCTAAACGCCTCCCATTGCCAGTTGCGTATTGCAACCGTCTAAACATCACTGCTAATGGAGCAGATCCTATTTCAAAGTTTTCAGCCACTTACTCTAATTTGTTTTGCTATTCTGCCTAATCTACTTCTAAGTCTTTGCCTTGTCTTCTTCTTTTGAGCAGGAATTATCTTGATTGCTTTTATTCCTTTAGCTTTTCTTGCAAAGACAAAGTCTCTTCCAAAAACCATGCCTCTTTGATATCTTCCCTTTCTCCATGCTGATTTTTTCAATGGTATAAACAAATGTGGAGCCGTTCTTGGTCTTCTTACTTTCGTTCCGTGTTCAAGAAACCTCATTACTGGGTTTAGGTTTTCTATTCTAAAATGAATTATATTTGGAGTCCTTCGACCTGCATTTACAACAGTCCAATCTTTTCTAGTCCTGCCCGACCATCTTTTCGGAGTTTTAAGGGCAAGATTTCTTCTTGTTTGATTTGCTTCCTTCTCGATGGCTCTATGCGCTGCTGTGTTAAGCTCCTTAGGTATTCCTCTAATTAGTCCAGATACTTTTCGGATATTATGACTCAATGAGAATCTAGCCATTACACCGCACTCCTACGCACCTCTTTTAAGAGCCTCTTTGCCTCCTCTGGGATGTCTTTGACTGGAATAGGGTTTCCGTCACCAAAAAGGGGTGACTCTTCGTTCTCGTCAGTAAATGCGCTTGCAATGATAGCTGTAGCTCTTCTGACAGCTACTGGAAAGTTCGTGTCTGTTGGAACTTCGGTGTTTGATGATACAGCATAGCCAAAAGTGCCTTTTACGGTTATGTCTAAGTCTGAGTCAAAAATGTACCCGTCATCTCTTAATATCTTCCAAATGGAAGATCTATTCCTTCTTAGTCTAATTCTTCCATCATCGTACCCAGTGTAAGCATCTGGTTCCAATATAGTGTCCTCTTGCTTCACTTCTGTAAGAGTTATAATTGGAAACGGGAGGTAGATCATGTGAGGTGTAATATCACGATAATCTACAAGTAAAGAAGATGATGTGTGGTCGTGATACCAGAATGACCTATTGCAAAATTGATCAACGTATCTACTAGCATAATTGATAGCCTCCTCTGCTACTGAGGTAGGTATGTCCCTGTCACTTGTATAGCTTCTTACGTCGCCAACAGTGCAATATGGCTTTGAAAGCGCCATTTTTAATCAGCAGTCTTCTTAGCTACTTTTTTCTTAGCAGGCTCTTGTTTGTTAACAAGGTCTTCTCTCCACCAAGTGACTTTATACATTTTGCTGTAGTTAGCCCCTTCACCGCAATCTTGTACTGTGAATTTACCCTGTTTGCCTTTTGATGCTTCTTCTAAAATTTTTTTAATGTCTTTTTCGCTGCTCATTTTACCCAAAAAGGTTTAGTTTTTTTATTCATGTAATGCTTGCTGCCAGACTTTTGCCTTAGATCAGTTAAGTAATTTTTGATATCGCTCTTATTCTTGCCAGAGATAAACTTTAATGCATCTGTCCTTTCCTCCTCAGATAAAGGAAGGTCAGCGATCCATCTTTTTGCTGTGGCTTCGTTCATATTTAATCTTTCTTATTAGCGATCTTTTTAGCTGCTTTTTTTGCTGTTTTCTTGTCTTCAGCCCAATCGTCCTTTGAAGCCGCTTCCCATTCTGAAGCAGGGATATTGTACTTTTTCCCTTTTTCTGGAATAGATCCAACGACTGCATTTATAATATCAGTCTTCTCGCCTATATACTTAACAGTTACTGTCTTCTTCTTACTCATGATGCTAGATAATTTAATGTCGTACCTAAATACGTCAATAAAAAAGAGGGAGAGCATTTCTGCTCCCCCTCCGTGAATTGTTTGCTAATCCTGTGATTAGTCAACGCTGATTCCCCACTGAAGTGGAGTAATGCTTGCACTTGGAGTCTCAAGAGGCTGGAAGTCTCTACGGAAACTTGCAACAACCTGATTAGACTGAGAAGTGATGTCACGGTCAGTCTCGACTGTGAAGTCTCTTCTTACACCAACAACGAAGCTAGGCTTATGAACAATTAAGAACTGTCCTTTTACGTTGTTTGATGCAGTAGCATTTACCTTACCGTCAGTATGTACAGCGTCACTAAGAAGTGCTGAAGGAATTACCTTCATGCCGTAAATCTTAGGCACGAAACCTGACATTACAGAAGCATCTGGGCCAACCTTGTCGAGAGTCTCAACAATGTCGAGTCCAACGATGTCGTTGTAAGCCTTGAAGCCAGTAATAATGATTGTCTCATTTGGCTTCATTCCATACTTACCCATTGCCTTACGAGCAGCGAGGATCTTAGCAGCTGTTACAGCGCCACCTACAGTGGTTTTCAATGCTGCGTTAGCGTCAGCTAGCTTACGAAGTCCGTCACAAAGAGTATCAGCAGCGGTTACACCGTTGTCGATAGCTCCACCCTCTTGTCCGTTGATGATAGCATCTTCAACAGCTTCAGCAGCAGCGGAAGCAAGTTGATTAGTTATCATTGGAAGAACTGCCATAATAGCGTCTTCATCTAACTCGTATGAATACTGGACGTAAGCAATGAGCTTCTCAGCATCAAGAGTTACTTCACCAGTAGTCTGAGCTGTATCTGCACTTGGAGCTGTGTTGTCAGCCTTGATTGCAAATGTCGGACGAGTCTTGCCAACAGGGATCTTGAATGGGTTACTTGGCATTGTTACCTCTTGTGAGGCAAACTCAGCTGCAACTGCTGACTCAAGATAAAGTCTTTCCTGCAATACAGAGGAAAGGTCAGTTGGTGTCAACTCAGCTCCTGCACCAGCAGTAGTTGACGTTAGGTCTTTACGACCTGATCTAACGGCAGCAACCCTGCGGTCACCGTGTGATTTAGCGTCTGCAAGAACACTTTCTGGAATATCAGCATCCTGATGCTTTCCAGTCATGATGTTCAAGAGCTGCTTCTGATGAACAGGCATATTGCCTTTTCTCTCAGTAGTTGGGACAGATACTTGCGCATCTTTAGCTTCATGTTTCATTTTGGATTCTCCTTTGAATGATTTAATTGTGTTTTCGATTAAGCTTTTTACAGCCTCTTCTGTTAGTTCCTCACGATCTCCGAGTGCCTCTGTAACGATATCTTTAACATCGTCTCCAGTGATAGCCTTAGAGTGGCTCTCAACAACTTTGTCGATTGCTTCTTTAATCTCTGTGTTGGCTTCTTTCACTGACTCAGTTACGAGTGCTTTGGCCTCTTCTTCCGTGAGAGCTTCTTCTTCTTCGCTTGAAATTTCTTCAGCCTCTGGCTCTTCAGGAGTTTCTTCATCCACTACTGGAGCGTCTACATCCTTGGAATCAGTATGAAGAGCTTCAAGCTCTTTAAGTTCTTGCATCTCTGCGTCGCTAAGTTCTTTAGCGCTTTGCAGATCCTCAAGTCTTTTTAACTGTTCTTCGTTCATCACAAATATTTCTAATTGTTATGGATTAATATTATATATAGAACTACTCCCAAGGTTTCGCCCTTACAGGGCATAATTTAGACCATCTTTACAATTAATGTAAAGCAAAAAAAACCTGATTTGTGGTTTATTAAACTGCTTCGAACCTAGCGTCAGGGTTCATTGGTATAGCCACAAGTGAAACTTCAAAGAGATCTACTTCACTAATAGCTTTACCGTCATCTTCATAATAGAACATTCCGCCTATGCTTAATGTCTGAAGATGTCCCTCGGCAACTAGCATTCTAACTGTCGCTAATTCTGGAGCATTTGAAATTTTACCCTCTAGGTATAGTCCATTTTCATCCTCCTCAACTCGCGTATAACTGCCTGCAATATTATTGACCGAGTTTTCGTGATCAATAAGCATAACTGGGTTCTTTTTGAATTCAGATATAGTCTTGCGGAATGCGCCCTTCCTCAAATAATCACCAATTCTATCACCTTTAGTTATTGTCTCATTAGTTGATCCATATCCTTTGAATACTACATTTTTATAATCAACTATCCTGTCTCCGTCATAAATAGGTTCTGCGATTTCGCTTTCGATTGGCAACGAAGCTTTGAATCTTTTTGTATGCTCACACTCATCATCTGCAACTATTGTGCAGCTTTTTATAAAAGACCTTCTATAAGGCTTTGGTTTGTCATCGTCCTTATCTTCTTCTTCTTCATCATCATGATGATATGGCTTCTCATCCATGTCTGATTTGCCAAACTCAATTATGATTGAGTCTTCAGTCTCTCTGATTTCCCTGATATGCTTGATATCATGATCAGGTAAAGACTTTTCATTAGAGACTGATTCTGTTAAAGTTTCAGCGCTATCTAGTGTAACCGTGTTGTTTAAATCTATTTCTTCAACAACAGAAGAGCAATCTACGCTCTTACTTGATTGAGGATGACCTTTAGGTAAAAGATCAGTGTCGTGCTTTCCACTTCTAAATTTTCCGTTTCTAAGAGCATACAAGAACGAGTTTACTCTTGCGTAAGCCCATTGTTCAGCGGAAGTGACATTAGGTCTTACTGATTGTGGATTTGTCTCATAGGCTCCAATGCCTCTTTCAAATACAGCAATTAATGTTCTTAAAGTTGTTCTCTTTGTTTTATCATCTCCAACTTTTTCATTATGCTCATCAGCTTTTCTCTGAAGTCCTTTTTCAACAGCTCCAGATACTTGCTTCTCGTCATCCTTGCCTTGGCGCTCTGCCCATTTCATAGCCCTCATTCTATTGCTTTTACCTAAGTCACCGCCCCATAGTAGCCACGCAACTTGACCTCTGGTCGGCCTGTCACTGTCACCTCTAAGGTATTCATCAGCTTTTGGTGAGTCTAAATCACTCTTATGTCTGGCAAACCAAGCGGCCATCCTTTTTGCTTTATCGTCACTGATTTCTCCGCGAGCCATTGACCTAGCCTCTCTCTTTGTCTTATCTGTAAGGCCATCACCACCAAACTGCAAAAGGTCTAACCCTCTTCTTGCATTTGTTTTTATGTATTCTGGAACGCTAGCAACCTTATTGACTGCGTGACGCTTCAATTTGAGAAACTTTTTTGACCTGTGCATGATGCATAATGAAATGCATAGCTGTTTATTTGTCAATCTTCTGAATGTATTTCCAGCAAATGCTTGATAGGTGAAAAAAATTTATGAGCAGCTTCTTTGTCCCAAGATAATAACGATTGACCATTAGCAGTATTAGATTGAACGACGCTTAGTTTAGCTAATGCTACTCTTACTTTTATCTTGTCTATGTCCTTTTCGATTATTTCTTTGTGAGCCTCATCAGAGGCAAATGATTTTCTGCATTCAAGCTCACCAAGTTCTCTCATTCCCATTGATAGGTCTACGATTGCTTCTGCTAAATTTTTCATTTCTGGTTTTCTCATTTATATAAAATTAAAGGTCGCCATCTGACGACCTTGTTTGGTTAGGGGTTACTTTTCTAATCTTTCTCTCAAGGCAAACACTGGTTTTAGTTGTTCATCAAAACCTATTTTAATAACGTTTGATGAAACTAGATCAGAGAGATTTTTAATCAAATTGACCTCTTCTAAACCTGATTGCTTGTGTAAGAAATTATATGTATTCCAAAGATTTTTCTTTTTTGAACAAGCTAAAATAATTGCTTTTTGATCTCGATCAAACTCATCACCTCTTCTAATCCATTGAAGCTTTTGGTCATAAGTATCATTAAAGTTTGTCATTGGAGCTATAGATTATAGCTCCAAATCTTCGGTCTTCAAAATGGTGAGTTCATTTAAATCTTCGTCATCATAGAAGTCATTGACTCCGAAGTTCATTGGTGTCCTGACATCATCTTCTAGATCGTCTATATAGCTTCTTCCTTTTGATCTATTGGAAGCATGATAATCTTTGAACAAAACCTCTTGAGAGTGAGCAGCAGGCTTGACTTTCTTTTTAGAATACTTTGGCGCTAGGCTATTTTTCCATTTGCTGACCCTTGGCATATAACTGTCATTGCTGAACCAGCACCCCTCATCCCAATGACCTTTTTGCTCATTGAAAATAACAGCCTCTCCAGATCCGTCAATAACCGCCACCTTGCTTTGTCCTATAGCAAGATTGATCATCTTTTTGCCTGCCTTGGAATAAATGAAACTAGGGTTCTCTTTAATTATTGGAGCAAGAATTCTATGAGCAAAATTAGAACTATCACTTCCGTTGTTTTTGCAAAGAACTCTATCAATAGTCCCATTGTGAACCATTGCATGCTTTTGATTTAGCTTGAATGGATGGCAATTCTCCTTGGTTTTTCCACCCTTGGTTGCCCACCTGAAGTGAATGAGCATCGCGTGTTTTTCTCCTATAGATTTATAAGCTTTGTAAAATTCACTAAAAGAGAAAAAACCTTTTTTGATGAAGACTTTACCGTTCTTTGAATAAGCGATACCAGAACCGTGAGGGTTTCTGTTGAAACCGTTTCTAAGACGGTCAGTATTAACTTTTTTGTGTTTTGGTTTATATATTGCTAGGCACATATTAGTAAGTAGTTAGTTGTTAGTATTAATAATAATTACATAATAATGCATATACTATTAATGTCAATACATTAAATGTATTTTTTTTTACAAATGCCGAACTAATCCCTCTGAACTATTTTCGAAGGTATCCAAAGTCCCGTGTGATTTATATGAAATTCAACAATATCAACATCCTCAGTAGGTACGTCTTTGATGTTGCATGTTGGTATGCCGTTATAGGTAGGAATCCTTGGCTCAATAGCCATACATCCAACAACACTGCAATGCGTTACTATTTCAGACTTATCAAACGCTTCTTTGATCCCTTCATCAACCGCCCTTCCTCCATCAGTTCTAGCTATTGTGGTCAACCTAGAATTAGAAGCAACTCTTTCTGTTATTGACTTAGTGACAGCTGTTACTGCGTCTGCCCAACTTGTATTAATATTTAAAAGGTTTGTTCTTAATATTTCCCTTGTGATTCTAAATTCAGCCATTGCAAAACTGGCTTGATTTATAAGTGCAGTTGTTCTCAGTAAGTTTTCGTTTCTTGATGCTAAAGCTGGATTTCTTAGCCCATCACCTTCACCAAGCACAAACCTTGCTCTAGTGTACCCTCTATCAATTAAGCTCTGGTATTTAGATCTAGCCATTTGAACTAGAAGAGTGTCTCTTAAAAATGCGTTTCTTGCTGCTTCAACTAATATGGCTATAACTAAAGCAATTTCTTCATCGCTCCAAGTTTCATCAGGTTGAGCCTTGTTAGCTAATCTAGTCCTAGCTCCTAGGAGTAATGCTTCATCTTTGAATTTGTTTATTTGGTTTTGAAAAATGACCCTAAACTCCCTTGGAAGGCTTCCCA